CGATTCTGTTTATCAAAGTCAAACATACCAAGTGTTGCATAATCAGCAAACCCACCAGCAGCACGTTTGATTCCACCCATTAATCCACCACCTGAACCCTGTGGCTGTGAAAAATTGGCGGGATTTTTTTGCGACTTATTTGAAATCGAACGTTGATTTCCCCCTGAGAAAGTTGAATATCCTTTTAATTTAATCTCACCTTTACCTTTAGGAACAACTATAGACTCTGCTGGAATTCCATCTAAAATTAATAGTTGTTTCTTTATTTGATTAACTTCAGGTGAATTAAAACCATAGATACTTATTGCCTCAAACCTTGCCTTCTCCAATTGCAATTTCTTTTTATTATAATCAGCACTAGATTGAGACATATTACCAGTTACTACCTTACCTCCTCGCATAGTAGCATTCTCACTGGTACTAAGAACCCTTCCACCATCATTAAGATACTGAACTAAACCACCTTTATTCATACCTCTTACTTTTCTCTCTACATTATCACCAATCTCTCCACCTACAGCACTACCTGCAATACCTAATGCAATATCAGCAACAGGACTTACTGGTGTATCAGCAAAGAAACCAACAACACCACCAGTAAATCCACCTGCAATACTACCAATACCTCTACCTATTCCTGAGGTTTCCTTCTTCCCAGTTTCTGCAGCAGCATTCATTCCTTCAAGAGTTTCTGTACCATACTTCTGAGTTGCTTCCTTAGTTAATACAAACTCACCAGGAGTAAGCATCGCAGGAACTGTATCTGTATTACCTTGTCCAGGAACTGATCCACCTTTATTAAAGTTACTAAATTTCTGAGATGCCTCCCCATTTTCTGTTGGAGTAGGCATGTTCAAGAATTTACCAGTGTCAATTTTACCCCCTTCACCTATGGTTTTATCTTCACTTGGTGCGGATTCTAATCCACTATCATTACCTTTATCACCACCCTTCATCTTACCTGCTAACCACATCCCACCACCTACAACCGCAGCAGTTCCCATAACCGCTAACCCTATCGGAGATGCCAAGAATGCTACAAGTCCTGGTATAAGTCCTAGTAATGTAGGAATAAATCCTGCAATTGCTGATACTGTTCCCGTAATTAAGGATCCAATACCTGTTCCAAACAATAAAAATCCAGTTAATAATAGTGGCCAGAAATTCTGAACAAATTTAAATATTGATCCTACTTTCTTCTTATTCCCATCATCAGACAACCAATTAAAAAGTCTTCTAACAATATCTGCTAATAAAACCTTCTTAAGAAATCCCCATATCTTTTCAAAGATACTCTGAACTGGTTTTACTACTGCCTCTCCTACCTTCTTAACTCCTTCAAATACTTTTGACTCTAATTTCTTTTCTTGACCAGCCATGGCAGAGGCTTCTGCATCTTTAGCAGCATCTTTAGCAGCATCACTATCTGCTTTCTGCTGTCCTATAAGAACATTCTTAATAGACTCAGTAGTTCCTGCAATAGAATTAAGAATATTCTTTAAACCTTCTCCAACAGGTGATGTTTTTACCTCTGCTTTCTTAGGTTCCTCCTCTTCAGTAACCTCAGGAGTAATATCTTTAGCAGTTACATCGGGTCTAGGTTCTCTTATAGCAAGAGAAGTAACCTCATTATTAACTTGAATATTTTCTACTGATTCTTGTGATGTTCCTTTCTTAAAAGCAGCACCAGTTATCTTTTTTTTCTTTACCTTCGGAACTACTTTATCTCTAAGTTCTTTTTCTTCTGCTCTTACAATATCAAAATATTCTATATTATTTTCTTCTTTGAAATCTAAAGTCGCTTGCTTAAGTGCTTCCCAATACTCTCTATCAGACACACCTGGTTCGATGTATCCATAATCTAAAAGTATTTCATATGCATTGTCAAGTTTTGCTTTAGGCATTCGCTTGTTGCTGTTTGCGTTTTAGTTCTTCTTCCTCAAGATGTGCTTGAAGAAGACCTACATAAATGTCTCGTTCCCAAGGCATCATATTTTCTACCTCCGTCAAACTATATTTATGGTACTGCATCAACGCAAAATTTAACCTGAAGTAATTCTCCAGGTTCATATGCGACATGCCTACCCGAAAAAAGATGCTAATCCCTCAAGCACTACCTCACTTTCAACCTTTGTCTTAGGATTTTTAACTGTAATATTATGCTTTAACTTAGGCATTGTCTCAAAGAACTTTTCAATATCCTTAAACTGAGAGGAATTCATTGATTCAAGGAACTCTTTCACTTCTTTCTTAGTACAGTCAGCAGTAGACCATACTTCATCCTCTGTATAGATCTTATCAATACATGATGCAATCAAATCAAACGATTGATCCATCTGATTTCCTTCTTTAAAATCAAAATTGTTTTTAATAAATTGATCAAGTGATGGATACTTCATCTCCATCATAATATTATTATCAATCTTAATTTGATTGGTATGATCATCAACCTTTTGAACATGTATATCATCTAAGTCAATAGTAACAGGAACTTCTGTTACTTCATCATCAGGACAGATAATATTTACATCCAATTCTTCTCCAACAGACTTACCTCTAATGTTGAGGAATAGATATTCAATATCAAATGTAGGAAGAGTTTCTACTTTAATTCCCTTTGTACTAATACAACTTTTAATTACAGTTTTAATTGCAGTAGTAATTTGTTTATTATCTTCACTCTCTAATGCAAGAACTAAAAGTTTTTCTTCTTTAACAAGAAATGGTCTGTAGTTAATAGGTTTTCCAGTGGAAGGTAACTCCAACTCATATGTCGGAGTAGCAATCTTTGGTAAAGGCATAATATCCTAATACAATTCAGTGTACTTTATTTATACACTAATTAGCGACCAAAACTACCCAACCAACTCATTGTATTTGAAGCCCATCTTGCACCACCTCTAAGTTTATCAGCACCCTCTTGACCAAAAGCAAAAGTAACTAATGATCTTACAGCATTTCCTGCTGCATTTGCTACTTGTGCAGGAACTCCACCAGAAGTAAGTACCTCCAAAGCACCTTTGATATTTCCTGATAATACATTCTTTGCAAGATTAGTATACAATCTAAGTGGATCTTTATTTGAAGTCTGCATCCATCCTTTATTCATTACATATCTAACATAACTAAAGGTTACTGTGACCTTTAATAACTCTGCTGCATCATATTGAACAGGCATTGAAGTTACAGCAACAGGAAATGATCTAATAAATTCATACTCCAATACTCCACTCAATGTTCTCTCATTTTGATTAAAATCCCTTTCAAATTTTATAATCTTCAATCCCTGATCAGCAATATACTCATCAGGATATTTCATCCTATAAAAATAATTTGGGTTTTTAGTATCTTCCCGTTGTGCTTTTGTCTCTACACCTACAGCATAATCCATCCAAGTTTCAAAAAGTCTGATAGGAATATAGTTATCTGCATTCACATAAAAAGTAAAATCTATACCTTGACTATCATATAATCTACGATGAACATGCTGCTCTGTTACACCAGTACGATCATTCATAACATCCGTAGTCGCCAGTCTAGATCCAGGTAGATTTACTTCTGAACATAGTAAACGCAACTTCCATTGGTCATTAGTATTCAAAAATACTCCAGCCTCATTCAGAACCTTATCTGTTAAAAGAGTTTTAAGTTTATTATTAAGAACCTTATTAAAAGGGATTTGAACCTCAAAATTATTTGTAGTGGCGGGTCTCAGCAAATGATTCTTTACATCTGCTATATTTCTTACCTGAGGCATTTATTTATAAATACTAGTTGACCTTATATATTATGTATAAGAGATGGCAGAAAGTAAAAAGAGTTTATTCAAACCTTCTCATCCAAAAAAGTATAAAGGAGATATAACTAATATCATTTGTAGAAGTACATGGGAAAAAAAGTTTTGCCATTACTGTGATCTAAATGAGAATGTAATTGAATGGGGAAGTGAAGAGTTCTTTATACCATACCGTGCTCCTGATGGTAAGACCCGTCGTTACTTTCCAGACTTTATTATGAAAGTAAAAGAAAGTAATGGTGGTACAAAAACATATGTTATTGAAGTTAAAC